GACACTGGTAATGTTAGATACAAAGCTAGAGAAAGATACTCATTTGGAGTATCAGACCCTAGAGGTATCTTTGCATCCCCTGGTGCGTAATAACTAAATTTTTGGGGCGGTCTAAAAACCGCCCCATTATCCTAATAAATTGGTGAGACAATGAAAAAATTTCTAGTAAATATATACGCTTATAAACATCACGGAAGGTTTGAAGTCCTATCAGAGGACGATCCTCATTCTTTAGAAAATGCCATCCTTGACAGACTAGGAAAAAATGATATACAATGGGAGTATCTTGGAGAAATGAATGATCCCAAGGTAAACAGAATAACCTATGAGGAGGTTATCGATGGAGAACATGATGCAACATCTAAACGACCTTTACGTGAAGAAAAGAGGTCTGGATCTCGAATGGGAGCAGGAGCATCTTAAAGAGGGTAGATATACTCTCAATATGGTTAAAATTGACAGAAAAGTCAGAGACGTAATTAGCCATATTAAAATGGCAGAAGCTCAAAAAGAGCATATGCTAAATAAGATAGAAGGCGCTGCACCTGAAGTTTCAGTAGCTACTTAATAAAAAGCTACATCGTTGGAAAAATCCAATCCACACTGTAGGCTCTCTTGCACTCTACTTAAAACTACTATATAAACTAATCACTATACAATTAATTAGAACGTAGACGCGTATAGTCGACGGCCTAGAGACTGCGTTCGGAAAACTAGGAGGATATAATTATGGCTAAAACTACATTTTCAGGTCCAGTACTTGAAGGAAAAGAAGGTGTAAACATTGAAACTAAAGCTTCAAACTACACTGTAACAACAGGTGATTCAGGAAAAACATTTATTTCTGAAACAGACGGAGTTGTATTTACATTACCAGCAATTGCAGTTGGTTATGTATTTAAGTTTGCAAACAATGCACCTGACGGAGCAAATGCTCTTACAATCAGTCCAAATGCATCTGATGGAATCACTTATGCTGGTTCATCAACAGATGATAAAGATTTGATTAATACAAAAGCTACTTCTAAACAAGGGGACTTCGTTGTGATTGCATCTTTAGATGGAACTACAGCATGGCAAGTTACTCAAGTTAGAGGAACGTTCGCTAAAGAATCGTAATAAATAATTAGTGTGGGGCTACGGCCCCACATATTAATTTAAGGAGAAAACATGAGTTCAGATCAAAAGTTTACAAATATAGCAAGTACAGGTCAGGTAAAAACTATTTCCGGAGGTTCAGTTAATTTAGGACCTTGTAGAATAACTTATATTCAAGGAAATGGTGTAGCTTCTTCCGTATTGGTATTAAGAGATATTTCATCTGGTAGTTCAGGAGACAAAGTTTTTGAAGCTGATTTTGGTACAGAAGGTTTAGATATCTATGTTCCAGGAAACGGTATAAGATTTGAAAACGGAGTTCATGCTACTATGACTAACGTCTCATCTGTTACTATTGGCTATACTGGCTAGGAGGTTAAATGGCTAACACTACCTCTGGTACTACTACGTTTGATAAAACTTTTTCTATTGACGAAATAGTAGAAGAAGCTTTTGAAAGGTTAGGTATTCAAAACGTAACTGGTTATCAGTTAAAAACTTCAAGAAGATCTTTAAATATTATGCTTCAAGAATGGGGCAATAGAGGTATTCACTATTGGGAAATAGATGAATTAGATCTAGATTTAATTGAAGGGCAAGCAGAATATAAATTTTTTAGATCATCTGGTGATGGTACAAGTGCAACATCAACACCAAATGGTGTTTATGGAATATCCGATGTCCTTGAAGCACAATTAAGATCTAACAGAACCGCAACAACTCAATCAGATTCACCAATGACAAAAGTAGATAGATCTACTTACGCAGGTTTTTCAAATAAATTATCTAAAGGCACGCCTAATCAATATTGGGTACAAAGATTTATAGATCATGTAAGCATTAGTGTTTATCCCACACCCGATTCTTCAAATGCATCTAAAGATATGCATTTTTATTACATAAAAAGAATAGAAGATGTTGGAGCATATACAAATGCAACTGATATGCCTTTTAGATTTGTACCTTGTATGGTTTCAGGTTTAGCATATTATTTATCTATGAAGTATGCACCACAATTAATGCAAGGCATGAAACTTGTTTATGAAGATGAATTTCAAAGAGCATTACAAGAAGATGGTTCTGCTTCTAGCACTTACATTACACCTAAAGCTTACTATCCAGGATCATAATGGCAAAATACGCAACAGGTAAATATGCAAAAGCAATATCTGACAGATCAGGTATGGAGTTTCCCTATAAAGAAATGGTTAGAGAATGGAATGGATCCTTTGTTCATGTTTCAGAGTTCGAACCCAAGCAACCACAATTAGAACCAAAACCTATGAATGGTGATTCTATATCTTTACGTAATGTAAGACCAGGTAGAACAGAGCCAGCAGTTGCTGCACTATTAACAAACAATCCTTTTTCAATAACAGCTTCTTCTCAAACAATTACAGTCACTGAAAACAATCATGGAAGAACAAGTGGAGACACTGTAAGATTTAGAAATGTTATTGGTAGTCCTGGAGGGGTTGCCTTTACAACATATGAAAATGCTAGTGGTTTTAGTATAACCGTAACAACATCTGATAAGTATACATTTACATTAGGTGCAACTCCTAGTATAACAGAAGACTCAGGAGGACCAACTGTGTCTGCAGGACCAGTTACATTAACACCATGATAAAAAAATTAAAAAATTTTATTTGTAAAATACTAAATATAAGACAATGTGCTTGTCCAGAAAAAGACGAACATCTTGTCTTATACGAAGAGGTTACTAATCGTAAGCAAGACAAAATAAATAAAAAGCACGGTAAAGGAGAATAATGGCGTACACTTTAACTAACTTACAAGATGATATTAGAAGTTATACGGAAGTAGATAGCACTGTATTTTCAACATCTATATTAGCAACTATAATTAAAAATTCTGAGAATAGAATTTATAGAGATTCTGATTCTGATGATAACAGATTTTATGCTACATCAAATTTACAATCGGGTAGTAGATATGTAACTATACCGTCGGATTTAAGATCTATTAGATATGTTCAATTAAAAGATGGATCTAATAATCAAACATTTCTAGAAAAAAAAGATGCTAGTTACATGGCAACATTTTACGATACTCCAGGAACAGCTTCAGGTTTACCTAAATACTATGCTAATTGGGATGCTAACTTTTGGGTGGTTGCACCGACTCCTAATTCAAATTTTGAAATAACTTTAGCTTATATTAAACAACCAACTAGTTTAACAGATTCAAGTGTTAGTGGAACAGGCACTTATCTATCAAATAAATATCAAGATTTATTATTATATGCAGCCCTCGTAGAGGCATATGGGTACTTGAAAGGTCCGGCAGATATGTTACAATACTACGAAAGCTCATATAGAAGAGCTTTACAATCGTACTCTATTGAACAACAAGGTAGAAGACGCAGAGACGAATATCAAGATGGTGTTATTCGTACTCCTTTACAGTCACCATCACCATAATTAAGGAGATAAAAATATGGCTAATGTAATACCTGACTCTTTTAAAACAGACCTGTTAAAAGGTACGTTTAATTTTGATTCATCTGGTGGATCAACTTTTAAACTTGCTTTATACACAGACATATCGGGATTAACGACATCATCAACGGCGTTTACTACTACTAACGAAGTTAGTACATCTGGAACTAGTTATAGTTCTGGTGGAAACACATTAACTAATAATGGAGTTGCAGTAGGAAGTAATATCGCGTTTGTTGATTTTGCAGATTTAACTTTTTCATCTGTAACGTTATCAGCGGTAGGAGCTTTGATTTATAAGAGTGGCGGTTCTAATGAAGCAGTATTAGTTTTAGATTTTGGTGGAACAAAAACAGCAACAAACGGAGATTTTGTTGTTCAGTTTCCAACTGCATCTAGTTCTGCGGCTATTATTAGATTAGGCAACGCGTAATATTTTTGGAGTAGTAAATGGCATTTGTATTAAATGACAGGGTAAAAGAAACTACCACTACTACAGGCACAGGAACTATTTCTTTGGCTGGTGCTGAAACTGGCTTTGAAACTTTTGTATCTGGTATTGGTACGACTAATAAAACTTTTTACGCTATAGAATTACCTGGACAAGCTGAGTTCGAGGTTGGTATTGGTACGGTTACTGATGCTAGTCCGGATACGTTGTCTAGAGATACTATTATCTCGTCTTCAAATTCAGATAGTGCAGTAAACTTTTCTGCAGGAACAAAAAATGTTTTTTGTACTTATCCTGCATCAAGAGCACCTTCTGCAAGTATGTTAGCTTCAACTTATGCTTTTAATCATTCATCAACTTTATCTGATGATCAAACAATTAGTAATGCAGTATTAGCAGGACCAGTTACAGTGACTGGAACTCAAACAATAACAGGAACGGTAGTAGTAGTTTAATGAGTAAAATAGAAGTAGATGAAATAACACAACAATCCGGCACAACTTTAACAGTTGGTGGTGGAGCTTGTAAAACTGCAACGGTAGATGCAACAACTGTAACTATTGGTAGATCTGGTGGAACAGTTTCACTAGCTTCTGGTGCTACTCAATCAGGTTTTGGTAGATCAGGAACTGTTGATTGGCAGACAGGAAGTATTAAAACAACAACTTTTACAGCAGCAAACGGAGAAGGTTATTTTGCTGATACATCTTCTGGTGCATTCACAATGAACTTACCAGCAGGTTCTGCTGGAGCAATCGTATCAGTTGTAGATTACACAAATACTTTTCAAACAAATAATTTAACAGTTGCACCAAATGGAACAGAAAAACTTGGTGGAATTGCAGCAGCTCAATCTTTAAGCACAGAAGGTCAATCAGTAACTTTTGTATATGTAGATGGAACTGAAGGTTGGAAAAACGTTCAAGATTCAACAAGTAATGTAGTAGGAAATCCTAATTTACAAGCAACAGGAGGAACTGTAACTACGTCAGGTAATTGTAAAATTCATACATTCACAGGCCCAGGAACTTTTCAAGTAACATCTCTTTCAACAACTCCAGCTAATAATGCTGTAGGTTATTTAGTTGTAGCAGGTGGTGGCGCTGGTGGTGGTGGCTATGGTGGTGGCGGTGGTGCTGGTGGATTTAGAGAGGGAAGAACAAATTCTGTTACTCCTTATACTGATTCACCTTTAAGTGCTGCTGGTCATACAGTTACAGCACAATCTTATCCAATTACAGTTGGTGCTGGAGGAGCATCTGCTGGTTATAATGGAAGTAATTCAGTATTTTCTTCATTTACATCTGCCGGTGGAGGTTATGGTAGAAATGGTAACGCTACTGATAGTGTTGGATCTGGCGGATCCGGTGGTGGTGGCGGAGGCGGTGGCTGTGGTGCAGACGGTGTAGGAAACACTCCACCAGTATCTCCAGCTCAAGGAACTCCAGGTGGTGTAGGAAGTGGAAATGGCACAGGTGAAGGTTCTTGTGCACCAAACTATGGTCGTGGAGGCGGCGGTGGTGCTACCGATCCAGGAACCAATGGTTCGGATACTGAAGGCGGTCAAGGTGGAGATGGCGCAACAACACATATAACTGGTTCGCCAGTAACATACGCTGGTGGTGGCGGCGGAGGAGTATATAACGGTCCAAGACCTGCTTCTGCAGGAGGTTCAGGCGGCGGTGGTGCTGGAGCTGCTGGAAGTTCAAATTCTCCTGGTGGACCTGGAAATCTTGGAGGAGCTGGAACAGCAAACACTGGCGGAGGCGGTGGTGGCGGTTCATATTATAACCCTGACATGACAGGAGGTCCAGGTGCTGGAGGTTCAGGTATAGTAGTAATAAGGTATAAATATCAATAATTATGACAAGTAAAATTAAAGTAGATAATATAAATAAAGTTTCAGATGATTCAAAC